CATGAACTCGTAAATCTTTTTTATCTACCAAATAACTTTTTGTGTATCCGGTCATCCACAAACTCTTACTTCCTGTATCTTCTAATACTGCAGTAAAGAAATCATCCCCACTTCCGCCTGCTCCTATGAATTGTTGAGGAATACCCGTATCACTATATACCGCAATTAAAAGGTCTCTTTGCCCCTCAACTCCTCCATCTCTACTTCCTATATTTTGTTCTATATTTCCTACTCCAACCAATCTACCATCTGATAGTTTAATTCCATGAAAGTATGCTTCACTTCCTAAAACTTTAGTATCTGTTTTTCCATAAAATTGTGGAGAAGTATAATCGTATATTAATACTCTTTCATCATCAGCAAAACTCTGTGGTTCTGCACTTCCACTATATACAAATCCACCGTTTGTATATTTCACAAATCCTAACTCTAATGGATTCTTTAGTTGAAATCCTATACCACTTCCTGTTAAAAGTGTAAGATGTTTGTATCCTGAAAAAGACTCACCATCGGTAAAAGAATAGATTCCAGATCCACTATAGTTTCCAGAGCCAGTAATCTGACCTGAAATCAATGTGTAGTATCTACCATCTTCTGTGTTATAATTTAATCCATGAACTCTTAACACCTCTTGTGTTCCGTTTGTTACAATGCTACCAGAATTTATCCAATCTGTTCCATCAAAAATATAAAAATCTACTCCACCATTTGCTATATCAGAAACAGCTGCTACTACTTTATCATTTGTTTTTGTTAAATGACAATCTGGCCTTTGTGATACTCCTGTAACAATTGAGGATGTGGTAATGGTAGAACCAAGAATTGTATCCGCCGATTCAAACTTCCAAACTTTTAGGTCGAAATTAACACCTGACCCACTATACAATACGGGTATGTAACAATCGTTTCCAAAAGTTGTTCCTGCACTTGCTCTAAATGGAAATCTTTCCATTCTTCCAATTGTTGTGGTTGTGGATGATGATGGTGGTGCTAGAGCAAATTCACCATAATCAACTTCGGCAGTTACTGCATTTGATGCTAAAGCAAATGTTCTACTATAAACTCTCCAATTATTTCCACTTCCTGATGAAAGATAAAACGCATGGAATCGGTTTGATGTTCCTGTTATTGTTCCTCCAATTATGTAGTTTCTGTTGGTTGTAGAACCTAATTCAACATCGGTATGTGAGTTGTGTGCACCACCTTGTGATGGTTGGTGTACTCTCAACATTACATTCGTATAATCAGTACCCATAAATGAAACATTTGTGGGTTGAACATGAGCAAATCTTTTATCTGCATCGTTTATGAATATACCTGAATTTTGGATTTGTCTTCCGTTATTATAATCTTCATACACATTTGGGACATGTTGATGGTATTGAAAATAATCCCATTGAGAACCTCCTTCTGCCAAATATGCGTAATCCCAATAGCCTACATTATCTGCTGCGTTTAAATCTCCTAAATGATAAAAGAAAAATGAATCATCTTCTACCTGCCCGGTTTGAACATTTGTTCCTGGTCCTTTTCTGACCAATCCACCACCATGAAATATTCTCTGTCGATTTAAACTTTCTGAAACTAAGACAATAGTTCCATCCATTGTAAGAACATTTCCCGTTTCATTCGTAGTTAATGGTGTTGCCCAACGATATGGTTTTAGTTTTGCTCCTATTGTATTGTTTGCAGCAGATGCGGAATAATAATACCAATAACCTGCACTCATACCAACATTTGCAGGATGATTCAGATAGTAATTTTGTACTATTGATTCCGAAAGATTTACACTATGTGTTATGTTACTTATTGGCATTTAACTCTTCTTTTTCTCTTGCTTTACAAACAGAACATTTTTTTCCACTCCAAGCGTAATACCTTTTCCGCAAGTAAGTATATAGTTTAGTTAATCCGATTGCTCCTACTAACCAAAGTATTCCGTTTACTACCATCGTTGTTATACAAATTGGGCACATATTATTCTGTTCCATGGTCTCCTAACCAGGTATAGTTTGGGTTTATTTGTTTCCATTCATCTAATGTTTTCGTAACGAATGGGGATGGGCAATTTACGGTAACTATGTTTATTATGTTTTCTAATGGTTTTCCAGCTTTCAAAATCGTTTCCATATTTGAAAGAATGGTGTGCATTGAGGGTTCGTCATTATCATCATATGTTGTTAGTAAATCCTCACTAATAACATAATCAAATTTAGCTATTCCCGTTGCGTTTAATACATCATCTGCAAAAGTTGATGATAAAACATCTATATTGTGTATTGGATAATCGGCTTCGGTATCGGTATTAAAATGTATGTAAGGTGAATTATCACATCCCCATACATTCATTCTTCTATCTGCTAATTCATTAAGTAAATATCCAAACCCACACCCTAAAACAAAAACGGAACTTCCAGCTTTCATATTGAGTTTTGAAATAATACCTTCCGCTCTATCCACAAAAATTTTATCTTCTTTGAAAAACAATCTACTATAAGTGATTAACTCGTCTTCAAACGCACAAATACAAGATGCTCTTCCACATTCATGTAAAGTATCATGGAAATGTCCATCTCCATCTATTCCATCTTCACAATCACTAAGATGTGGCATATAATAATATTTCATATATGCTTTTTCAAATCCGGCTAAATCCCAAGTAAATAATTTCATTATCCTGCGATTGGAAATTGTGGACGGAAAATTAAATCCGTTGTGTTAATTGCAAAACCTATGTATACAGCTTTAACTCCTGTAGTTGTGGGTGATGTTGGAGTTGGTGCGGTGGCGGTTAAAGTTCCACCTGTAGAAAGAAAGTAAGATGTACCTGCACTTAATCCACTTAATCCGGTAATCAATCCCGATGAATAATAAATTCCTCCTTGTTTAAAAAGTAGTGAATTCAACTGACCAATTGTATTTGTATTTGATGCATCGGTAGCTGTATTGTTTCCAGTAATTCTTACTACCCTCCCATCTGTTCCACCTGTTAAATTTGGAACAGTTAGTGCTGTATCTGTTACGGTTGATGTTGATTTTACAAATGCCATATCGTTTTATTTTATACTCCTTCTCTTATTAATTCTAAGTAACTATCTGTCGTTAATTGTCCAACTGCACCCGTGTTCTTTACATAAACTTGTAAATAACTACCAGATGTCAAATTATATATTTCTTCCAAAGTTAGCTTTTCATTTGCGTTAAATGAACTACTTTCTAATGTAATACCATCTAATCTCAAATCTACATTATAAGAATTATCTGCACCTTGTGAATTAGAATAGTATTCAGATTTAACTCTATAATAACCCGTGGTGTAAATATCTATTTTATCGGATGTGGTATTTTTCCAATACACATTTCCGTTTATATCTGCGTTTAGATTAAAATCATTTGCATTATCCCAAGTTATTGCCGTTGCAGTTGCACTTAATGTTTCATTAGAGGTAATATGTACTCTAACACCACTAAATGCATTATTGCGAGAAAACGATGAGCCAATAGAAAACCCTACTCTTTGTATTTCCAAAAATGATGTGTTCAATATAGTTCCTGTTGCACCCGTTTCACTTACTAATACTTCTATATAATCACCTGAACTTAGGTTTAGTACTTGATCAAAATATATTGTTTGGTTTGCGCCGGCTGTATCAGCTGCCAATTCAACTAATCCATTCTTTAATATTTGAAATGAATATGATGCTCCTATACCTTGTGTTCCAGTATTCAATAAAACATTTACTCTGTAAAACCCACTTTGATTCGCTGTAACTTTTGTAGGAGATCCTGCACTATAATATGTTCCTGTATCAAATTCTGAAGATGGAAATGAAATAGCGGTTAATGTATCCGTTAATACAACGGCATCATTTAAAATTAATTTAGCTCCTGAAAATTCTTTCTCAGCTACGCTACTCTTTTTGTTCCAAACTGCTTTTGAGGAAGCATACTCCCATACAACATTATTTGGGTCTTGATATTGTTGTCCATTTGTAGGTGAGATTGGAAAGTTTAATAGTGCCATATTCTTATATAAGTATTATTAAAAATCATTTGAGTAAGTATATTTAGCCCTTTGTTTTTGAAATTCTGGCGTAACCATTGTGGCTGTATTTCCATAACGAAATTGAATTTGTCGTCCGGTAGTGCCACCTGCATCTAAAATTTGCCAACCTATTTTAAGTATCAAAAATTCATTTTGTAATTCAAAAGCTGATGCGGCCCAAGTTACGGTACTATTTAACACGGTTGTTGTGTTAGGAAATAAACCAGTTGATGTTCCAGCTTGTAGAGCAGATGTTAATTCAGTTACACTCGCCCAAGAAGTTCCACTTCGTATTCCTTTAAATACTCTAAGGTTAATCCTCCCTGCAATATCGTTTGTACCGGAGTTAGTTGCTATCATCGGAAAAGTAAAAACCCAGTTTCCAGCGGGGAAATATCCTGTATATTCATAAAGGGTTGCGATACTATCTGTTGAATAAATTATGTTTGGTGGGGTGTAAACAGCGGGAGTGTAAGAGTTATCTGAGGTTGGAGCGGTAGTGTTTGGAACGATTGTAGTTGTAAAACCAACTGCGTTTGGAGTTCCGTTTGAAAGGTTAGTATAGTTGTTTACACCTGATTTAGCGACTAGAAAACCTGTGTTTGCAGTTGCTTCCGCTACCGCGTCTGCATCATCACCCCACCATAATATGTTGGCCGGTGTTCCTCCTGTTGCAATTTCGTTTAAATACCAAGTTTTGGTTGCCATAACATATTAGGGTTCACTTAAAGGGTTTACCTCTGTCCATACATAAGTACAATTCGGCCAATCTGCTATTTGTATTGGTTTAGTTGGTGCAAATTTACATCCGTTTAAATAAAAAGATGTATCTCTTCCTGTGCACTCTCCTTTTCCACTTTCGTTCCATCTAAAATATGCACACATACCCGGTACTACTTGTGTTAAGGGATTATTAGTATCATAATTTCCATCAAACTTTTCAAAGACATGATTAAACCCCCATCCTCCTGTATCAGTACAACAATCACCACATTGTGAACATCCACCTGTTCTTTTCCAAACTTTTCCGGTTAGAACATCGGTGTAGTATATTGTTTCATCTTCTATAAATTCACTCATATATTATGTGTATTGGAATTGAACAAATAATTCGTTTACGGTTCCTGTTTTTGCAGTAGTTTGTAACCAAATAAAGTTATTACCAGGCACAGTTGGGTTTGTAAATCCTGAAGAAGAGATTAAGGCACTACCTGTAAATGGAGATTGTACAAGTGTACCTCCTGTTATTACTTCTGTTCCTGTCAAACTTCTACTAGCTGCGTATCTTAAAGTATAGGTTACCGAAGGCGCAGCAGTTCCTCTTATTACTGATGTAATACGATTTATAGTCAATGATGATGTAGTAAACATTATCGTTGCGTTTTCAGCGTTTGTAGGGTCAGCAATAGTTATACCTCTTGTAAAGTTATTAGTGTTGGTAGAATTAAATGTTATTGATTCCGCAGTTGCGTTTGTAGTGATACTAATACCACTACCTGCAACCAAAGTCAAAGTATCATTCGTAACACTTGCGGTTACATTTGATTGACCCGCTACGGAGAATGTTGCGAATGTGTTTCCTCCACCTCCTCCTGCTCCACCAACAACATTCAATGCCCAGCTTGCAGTTCCAAATAGTGATGCGGTTACAGATTGTGCGACTATACCATTTGTCACTTGTAATGAACCTGTCATTTGAGTCTCACCTAAAACTTTTAACTCCGCAGCTGCTGAACCCGTGATATGTAACGCTCCACTAATTATTACATTTCCTAATACATCTAATGTGGCGTTTAAAGAACCAGATTTTTGAATACCAACTCTACTTCCCGTTATTGTTAAGTCAGGTGTACCCGGTGCATTAGCAAATAGGTGTAAAGATTGAGATGTTCTAGTTGGTTGATAGAATGCAGTAGAATTTCCTATAAAAAGGTCTCCACCTGTGTTGTATATATAAGAATCATTTGCTTTTCCAAACGAATAAGTAGAAGAGATACCACTACTATTGATACCCATATCAACATAGTTCTGATTCTTATTTCCTGTATCGTTATATGCAACTAAATCGGTTGATGCACTTATTCCATTACTGAAGTTCTGAACATAAAATTCTAAGTAATTATTTATATTACCATGTATAGCTCCACCTTCAGTTCCCGATACCAATACTTGGAATGAACCCGTTATATCTAAAGAACCTGTAATTACAACTGAACCAGTAACTCCTAAACTACCTGTTATTTGTGCTGAACCACTAAATGGGAAAGCATCTCCTCCTCCACCTGGTATTGTAATAGTTGCTACTCCACCACCGGGATTAGCAGCAGTTACACCCGCTCCTACAAAGTTTAATGTAGTTGATGAAAATGATGCACCACCTTCATCCTGCACATTTACTCCCGAACCACCACCTCCGTTTAAAGCGTAGGATGCGGTAAGAGCATAACTAGCAGATAGCACAGGATTAGCCGATGTAAATATCGAACCCGTTACATAACTTGCTGTTATTGAGTTGTTTGCCCAACTTGATGTTGCAACAAAACTGGCTGTTCGTGAATTTATAGACCAACTACTTGTTCCAAATAAACTTGATGTTATGTTTCTTGCATTAATATCTAATTCTACAGAAAGACCACCTGATACTCTTAATGCACCTACTCCAATTGCAGTAGAATTTTGGGTACTCTTAATAAACAACGAAGTGGATGTTTCATTTCCTCTTGTGGTTACCGATTGTAAAGTATCAGTTTCGGTATAGGTTGCGGTTATACCTGTCAATCCACTTCCATCACCATAAAATTTCTTTCCCCAAACATCTCCTCTGAATCCAGCGCCACCACTCACAATTAAAGCACCCGAACCTGAATCCGTAGCATTAGTTGTATTTGTTATTGTTACAATATTATCTGTGGTTGAACCTAAATCCGTTACTTCTTGTAGAGTTTGTAGAGAGGTTGTTACATCTATTGTTGGATCACTTTGCAACAACCATATTTCATTACTTCCACTTTTATATCGTATGTAGGTTTTTCCGTTTGATGCATCGTGCCATAATTCATTAATAGTGGGTGACGAGTTTGCGATTTCAGAAGAACTTATGTAAAGATTTCGGATATATGATGCAGTTATTGCCAAACTTGCAGTTCCAAATAAACTACCTGTAAATTGAGATGAAGATACGATTGATGCAGTTAAACTTGTTGAGTTTACTGATACCAATCCTGTTATCGTTGTAGATGTTCCACCTAATGCAATTGCAGTTGAACCTACGGTTACGGAACTATTTCTTAGTTGTGTATTATTAATAGCACCTTGTAAAAAAGATGCTGAAATTGAACCTGTAAATCCGTTTGAAGATGAAACTATTGATGCTGTAATATTGTTGAAACGAGGATTTCCACTTGTTCCTAATTCAGTAGCAGTAATTGTGGTTGCTACACCATTTATAGTATTTGTTATTTGACCTTGTGCTGCTCCAGCAGATAATACGGATGAACTGATTATACTTGCACCTAATCCACTAATATCTGTTGCTGCTAAAGTTACTGACCCCTGTCTGGTGTTAAATGATGTAACATACCCACCAACTACTGAATTTGCAATAGAAGCAGTTCCAACTAATGACCCAGAAAAAGAACCTGTTAATCTTAGAGTAGTCCCATCATATGTAGCAACGGGAACACCACCGAATGTACCACCATTATTATATTGTAGTTGAGTTGTACTACCACCTGGTGTTCCACCCCCTCCACCACCATTAAGGGCATAAGATGCAGTTAGGGCGTATGATGAACTTCCAAACAAGCTAGCAGTTACTCCACCTACTACTGGATTTAGAAATTGTATACTACCTGTTAATTGTGGATCGTGTATTCTCATAATCTAGTATAAATATCTTTTTTTATTTTATATAGCCCTAACGAACGCTTTAACATTCCAATTATTTGTTGTAACCGTTGCTCTTAACTCTGCATTACTTCCATTTCCTACAACTGAAAGAGTAACTCCCGAAGTATTTCCTATATCTTCCGTTGAGTTATCAGTATACTTGATTGTTCCCGTTGTATTCCATACTGACATGACGGTTCCTGCTCTATAGTTAGTTCCATCGTTTGCAAAATAATCAAAAAAAGCGGCAGAATAACTACCTGTGTTTATAGTTGCTACTACCTCTGTTCCTGTATCTACATCAAAGTTTTGTTGTGATGAAAGTAAACTTGATGATACTACAAATGTATTTGAGTAAGAAGCTGTAGTAGGAGCAGTGCCGCCAACTACTGCAACTGCCGTACCTGAAGTGGCAATTGTAAAATGAACATTAAGGTTATTAGAATCAATCGTTTCAATCCTACCCGGTACAAGAGCATCACCAGCTGAATCATAAACATTTACAACAGGATATCTTTCTCCTAAATTATGCGTAAACGACCAAACGGTTGCTGGTGTGGTTTGTGTCAATTTAGCAACAGCACCTACACCACTTCCACCTGTAGAATTTATTGTTACTGCTCCTAATCCATTTGTAGGAGATATACTGATATTAGTACCAGCTACTATTTGGGTTACACCACCATTTAATGCGTATGAGGAAGTTAACGAATACGATGAACTTCCAAATAAACTACCTGTAATTCGTGAAGAGGATATAAATGATGCTGTTACCTGATTAAGGCTAGCATTAGATCCTGATGTAATGACCTTCTTCCAAGCTGGCATAGTATGTCGTTTTAGTTACCATGGTTGGATACACACACTTATGCCGTGCATGGGCCCACTTCCCTTTCGGGCCGATGGTAATCTTCTATAAATATGAAAAAATATTATTTAACCTTTTGTGGTTTTGAGGATGATAATTTTTGATTAATTTCTATTAAAGTTTGTTCCAACTTAATTTGAAGGTTAGCAATTAATTTTGCATCTTTTCCATACAATTGAATAATATCTAAAGATTGTCTAATTATTTGAAGTTCCGATTCAGTAAAATCTACAGAAAATAAATCCATAACTTATAATTATTTTTGTTGCAACTTAGTGTATTGATTTTGAAGTTTCATTATAGTATTATAAAACAATTCTACATACTCACCTCTAAATGTTGAGTTTCTCATTGTTTCAACTAACAATTGAATTTCTTCTTTAGTTAGTTCATCTTGATTAATAATTGGCTGTAACGATTCTTGTTTCTTTAAATCTTGCTCCTTTTGTTTTGAAGAAATTGCTGCCAAAAAACTATTCATAACTTATTATTTTAAATATTAAACGAATATCCAAATATCTTCTGTTGTTGTATTAATAAACATATTACCATATCCAGTTGCACTTCCACCATATGTAGGGTTACCTGTCGGATCTGCGGTTGAACCCGATACAGATACTATAAAGCTGTTTGGTGTAGCGCCTGAATCAGTTGCACCAACTGCGGGAGCTAATGCCCATCTAGTATTAGATCCTTCGTAGAAGAAGGCTGAACCACTTGAGTTTGATGCATTTGATACAATTATACCACCTTCGTTTGCAGCGGATGTTGAACCCGATGAAATGAATACGAATTTATCCGATACGGTTAAGTTACTTGAACTTATGATTGTAGTTGCGCCTTGAACATTAAGGTTACCTGGTATAGTAACTGTCGTTGCAGTTGTACCAATATTAATTGCGGTATTGGTTGTTGTACCAATATTGATTGTGGTAGCAGATGGTGCAATCGGGAATGTAGCCGCGTTAGTGGTAATACCATTTGTGTTGTTTACCTGTAATGCGTTAGTACTGATTGTTGCACCTGCAAAAGTAGGAGAATCAGTTGTCTGTAATCCTAAATCAATTGTAGAACCCTGAACTCCGTTTGTAGTTAATCTTACCTCACCTTGAGCTGGTGAATCTAATGAAGAACCTGATACAATACCACTTGGGATACCAGTCAATGAACTATACGCCGCACCATTAGCCCAAGATGATGTTCCAGCAAATGATGCTGTTCCTGTTATTGTATTAGTTGTTGCGTTGTATGTTAATGTACTACTATCAACTCTTAGTGCTTCATTTCCTGATGTTGCATCTACGAATGTAATATAGTAAGGACCAATACCTGCAGTGGTATCAGTTACAGCAATATTAGCTGCGTTCGTTGCGTTTGTTGAACCAACCGCAAAAGATGCAGTACCTATAAATGTAGTTGTACCACCTGCTGCTAAAGATGATGAAAATATAGAAGCAGTTACACTTGTTGCTTGAACAGAGGTTAAACCTGAAATAGTTGAAGTAAGTGCTAAACTATCTCCGGTATCGGTTGTGGTAAGGTTACTTGTTCCTGCACCACTACCTGCCAAATCCGTTACTAAGTTAGCATATGTGACTTGTTTGTTACCCGATGTTGCGTTGCCTGCATCATCGTTTATAAAAAACTTATCAGTTGTCGCTAAATCAGTTTTAGCTGTCGTTGGGAAAGTTGGAGTGGCGGTTACTCCTGATAATCCTGAACCATTTCCGAAGAATGAGCCAGAGAATTGTGAACCACTAAATATACTTGCGGTTACTTGATTTAGATGCGCGTTTGAGCCCGATACTATTACTTTTTTCCAAACTGCCATAATTTTACTATTTAAATGTTATTTGACTATAAATATATTAAGTTAGGATAATCCAACAAAAAATTCTGTAGAGGTAAAATATATTCCACCATTTGGGGCCGGTTCAGATAATACTACGGATGAAGTTGCTAATACAATCATTCCACTCTGTGACACATAAAATAAACTTTGACTATTTTGACCGGCTATCTGAAGTGGAATTTCAGCGGATGATGTTATTTGTACACCTGATGAACTAGCTATTTTAAAGGTTGTCGTAGTATTTCGTATCAAAAAGAAATCGTTAGATTGATATGATGGGATACTAATAATATTAGCGGGGCCCACAACATAAAGTGAACCGCTTATACCCGCGCTACCTGTATATGGGAATCCTACTCCCGTACCACCTCCCCCATTAAGAGCGTAAGAGGCGGTTAAGGCATAAGAAGATGAAAATATTGAATTACTACCAAACGGCCCCCATACATTTGATGCAGTAACAAATGATGCGGTTTCTGCAGTTCCACCTACAACTGCTACTACTACACCAGAAGTTGCATTATTAAAGTATACCTTTAAATTATCATCATCAACTACTTCTATCCTACCTGGTATGACTACATCTCCGTTTGAATCAAATACGGTTATTGTAGGGTATTGTTCATTTAAGTTATGTGAAAACGACCAAGTTGTAGAAGGTGTGGTTTGTATTAATTTTTTTGTATTCCCAAATGGAAGATTTGTTAATCCACTTCCATCACCATATAAAGTTCCACTTACATAAAGAGAACCCGTTAATTCTAAACTTCCTGTAATTTGTGCCGAACCTGAAAAAGGAAATCCTACACCTGCACCTCCACCTGCATTAAGTGCGTATGATGCAGTTAGAGCATATGAAGCAGATAGCGCAGGATTAGTTGATGTATAAATTGAACCCGTTACATAACTGGCAGTTGCAGTGGTTCTTGCAAATGATGCACTCAATGCATACGAAGAAGAGAGTGCTGGATTTGCTGAAGTAAATATTGCTCCTGTTACATAGGAAGCAGTTACTGAGTTATTTGACCATGATGAGGTGAATGCAGATGATGATATAATACCTACTCCCAATCCACTAATATCTGTTGCTTGTAAAGTTACTGCACCTTGTCTTGTGTTAAAAGATGATACATATCCTCCAACTATATTACTTGATGTTTGGGCTAAAGAACTACTTAATGAGTATGATGCAGTTATTGTGTAAGAAGCAGATACAGCATTAGATGCAGATAGTGCAGGATTAGCAGAAGTATACACTGCTCCTGATACAAATGATGCAGTTATTGAATTTTGTGCCCAACTACTTGTACCAAATAAACTACCTGTTATTCCACTCGTTACAAAAAGATTACCTGTTATAAGTGTACTACCTGATATCCTTAAACTTCCTGTTGGAATTGATACGGCTCCATACAAGGTTTGAGAATCATTAGCAGCATCGCCAAATATATTACTACCCGTTGATATAATTACAGATGAACTTTCATATATTACATTTAAAAATGCAATAGATGCAGTACCATTAAGAATAACATCTCCATTTATTGTACCCCCTGTAAGTGGGAGATATCCTAATGCATGTGATGCAGTTAATGCATACGATGAAGTAATCGCGTTTGATGAAGTTCCTATTAATGAGCCACTTACAATAGAAATAGAACCTGTGACTCCTAAACTACCTGTTATTTGGGCTGAACCTGTATAAGGAAATCCAACACCCGAAGGAACATTAAGTGCGTACGATGAAGTTAAGGAATAAGATGAGGTTGTTGCAAACGAAGCAGTACCTGTTAGATTTGTTGCGGTTATACTTCCTGATACCGATAAACTACCTGTCAACCCGTATGAACCAGTTAGTTGTTTTGTATTTTTCCAAACATTACTACCACTTCTAACTAACAAATCTCCAATCTGTTTGTTCGTATCAACAACATCATGCAATTCTTCTATTTCATAGCCATTCATTATGTCTAAGTAAATAGTTCCTTGTGTTGCTTGGGTAATTATTTTACCTATACGAACTTCATGCAATGGTGCTTCGGGTGCAGTTGATGACCAATCACCAGAGGTAGACAAATATAGAGGTGTTCCACCGATATACGCATTTGTATTTATTCCTCTGATAATACCCCTTGTGATAACATATCCATTACTATTATCATTTACGGTTTGTGCTACCATACCCAATGTACCTGCAGATACTCTATCACTTTCGATGGATGAGGTAACAATTAATGGTAAGTTTCCTTGAGAACCTGTTATGTAAACTATCTTACCTTTACTGATAGGAGAACCACTATTGTTTCTAATTCGTACGGCGTGTTGGTGTCCCAATTCAATCATCAGTCCATCCACATCGGTATCAACCTGTATTGTTTTTGTATCATCAATCCAATGTATTCTCCCTTCTTGATGGGGTGGGTTAACCATTGTTGTAAAATCAATCCAATCAACGGTTGAGATATGAGATTGGGTTACATATAGTGAACCCGTTATGATTACATCTTGATATAAAGGATTTACATAAGAAGCGGTTAATGCGTACGATGAGGTTATTGAATGCGACCCACTTATACTATATGATGAACTAAGTGAATAACTTGCCGATAGGGCTGGGTTCGCGGAGGTGAATACTGAACCCGAAACATAAGAAGAGGTAACTGCTCTACTTGCCCATGAAGCGGTTCCAAATAATGAACCCGTAAAAGATTGAGCAATAATCTGTCCACTACCACTAAAATTACCATCTAAAAGGATAGTACCCGATACACTTAAAGAACCTGTTAGAGTACCTGTAAAAGCTGCGCCGTCTGTACCCTTCTCACCTTTAGGGCCAGGAGTTTGAACCTTAATTATCCGATTCTGGTCAACCGCAGTTACTTTTACGATTTTGGTTGTACCATCTGATAATACGGTTACTATGTTCTCATCCGTATTTACGACTACCTTTGCCATTAGATTATACTCTTGTTACTTCTTTATTAATCAATACTGACCCCTCAAGTATTCTCGTAACAAAACTTCCACTATATAATTCTAAATCATAGAATCCTGAATCAAAACTCATTGATGTAGTTTTTTCTGCTGATATAGTTATACCAATACTGCCGGATGAAAGAGGTTGATCTCCATTCAATCCATTAAAATTCAATCCGGTTCCATCTGTATCTATTGATGAACTTATGGTGGTGTATAATGTATTTGTATTATCGGCATAATCCGAACGAATTTGCATTCTTCCATTATATCCAGCTAAATCTATAGGTGTTGAATTAGAATCCAAATACTGAACACCTATTCTGAATGTTGAACCTTGGTCTATAGAAAAAGAGTATTTGCCTGCTGACATATTTATATTTTTTAGTAAGTCGTAGATACACCTCTACAATCTATAAATATAAATTTGTCCATTAAATCGTTACGAACTCCACTTACCTATGTATCTTTCTCCAACTATCTTTTCAAAATCTGTTCTATTATCAATTATCACCTCAGTTTCACCTACTTGAATAACAGGTGTGTGATTTGTTATACCCTTTAATGTATTGGATACATTTCCAACCTGTTTCGGTAAAATATAAGCGTATGCAACTAATGTAAATGTAGTTTTTATTACTCTTTCATTTCCCGCTGTCACTTCCTGAGTAGTATCAAAACTATCAACAGTTGTTCTAAATTTATATCTATCTTTTCTATCTTTTTCTCCCCAATATTGTTCTGTAGAGTAGCTAAATCTTTCAACTATGGCATTGTTGTGTTCTGTATAGTTTGTCCACACAACCACTTCGTAACTCAGGTTTACATAGTCAGGCATTCTAACATCAAATGTTTCGTATCTCTGCCCAAAATCAGGATTTAAGAGTGAAAACCTATCGTATGAATTTTTTCTTGAATATTTTTTTACGGTTGGATATGTAACAACTTCTTCTTTTAGAAATTTTACATTCTCATTTTTTGCTATGCTGTTTCGTTTAAACATTACAAGTGGTATCTGAATTCTTCCCTCCTTATCACGAAGATATCCATCTCGTTGAGCGTTTTTCCACCTTTCTGCATTTCCGTATATAACAGGTACTTTTATCTTTTTACCATTCTGCTCTAACTCAGGAATTACATTTTCTTCCATGTATTTTGCTACAACGGTATCAACATCTAATAGTGAAATACCTATCATTTCACCATCATTTTGCTTAATAGTTCTACTAAGTTTTTCGTTATCGTATACTCCCTCTGCCATATTATCTCACTATGGGGTCTAAATCCACAGCACTTTTTCGTGTCATAAATGTTTCACATATAACCGAGAACTTATTAACATTCAACCCACCTACCCATTGATCCAAACTCACATTTGATACCTCATAGTATACATCATCCACATATATTAAATCACCGACTTCAGGATAAAAATCTCCTTTTTCCAAAGTATGTTTATTAAATCTAAACTTAGCAGTTCTTGCCGTATCTGGCCCAAAGAATTCATAATTAGTTATTGTCTCTTGTCTTTCAATCAAACAAAAAGTTTGATATCCCTGATACCATTGTTTTGCCAAAGATTCTCCATACAAATTATATGATGTTTCTGATACATTCAATTTATAAAATACTACAGGTGTTTCAACTACATCATCAACTAATTCACTTGATATCTGTCTGAAAAACCCTACATCTCGTGGTGAGTTAAAGCGTGGCATGTTATCCTATATAAATTAATAACGGAACTTTTTGTAACATTTCCATGTGTTGATTAGCTTCGGCTGCTTTATATTCAAACTGCTTAGGTCTTGATAACTCTGCGAGGTTTTCTCTCAGGGATGTGATTAAATTTTCTTTTTCTGTTGTTGCCTCTGCTCTCAATTGTCCACCATCTAAAGTTGTTTCTCCACCTGGTATCGGAATAGTGTTATATTTTTCACGAATTGCACCTAACAATTCTTTTGCAAGTGCAAGGGTATACTTTCTAATCCACTGTCTACCCACATCATTTATCTTACGATAAGGAATAAAGTTGTATTTGATGTTTGAATAATCGGCAACTTTATTTGATTTGATATACGCTGAATTTTTTTCAAACTCATCCCTCACAAAGTATTCAAAAAATAGTTTACTATCGTTTACAGGTAACGGGAATATACTTAGTTTGTTATTAACGATATTAAATGTATGTGCAGATTTGCGGATTTGGTCATTGAACTCAATAGCCTGCATACGAAGAATATCCTCATAAAATGGCATCAGCACGAACTTGGTGGCAGTAGAGAATGAGCTAAATCCAAACTCTTGGGTAATGTTAAGTGTACCCATACCACTAACAGAATACGGGTCAAAAAAACGAGAAATAGCTGGTTTGTTTTCAAAATATACTCTTACCACATCTATCCGTGAACCACTTTCATATACATCTGATACCAATTCTTTTAAGTCGTAATCTTGTTGTCCTGTTATCAAATTAATACTACCACTTTTGATATCCACATTACCACCAACTCCACTAAGAGTTCCATATGCATCACTCATACGAACTATGTTGGGTAAAAAAGTACCATCAACAAGTTTTTGAGAATAATCTTCTTTGTTATCTTGACCTTGAAGTATTGTAAGATTGTTTCGTATGTTGAATTGATTTACCTGTGCTGCATATTCAGATACTGCCTCTTCAAAACAAGCATAAAATTGATCATCAATAAGTTCTACATCTATAATTGGATATCCTAATCTTCGCGCACACCATAAAGCTACTTTTGGTGCATCATCGGAAAATACAGGATCATTATCATAGATATTAAAGGGGGTATCACCTGCATTAAATGAAGATGAACCGGGATAATGATTGATTGAGGAATCTACTGACATCTGACAATTCTTTAGTATAAATATAAAGAATCGTTAGAATAAACCTTTTACTTTAATTCCTTTAAGAGATATAGAGTGGAATAGATAAGTTGTTCAACATTATCTATTTGATTTTGTATATATGATTCTTTGATATCTTTTCTTTTTTCTACCACAATTTTGAGAATCTTTTCAAAATAAGATATTACAGATTCTAAACCTTCATTTTGTTCAAGACCACCAATAGCCTTAAATTGAATTTTTCCATACTTCCCCTGCCAACTTTCAGCTAACCCATCAACAATAGCAACTATACCATCATAGTATTTTTGTAATGCAATATGTTGTGAGTAAGAATCAGTTCCCAAATGGAATACATGACTCTGTGTTCTTGAGTGAAATAAAACTGATAGAATATCTTCCATATAAATTGTGTTTACTCTTATAAGTATAGAACAAAAAAGAAAAAGGGGAGATTGCTCTCCCCTTTTTACTATTAACCAGCTACGGTAGGATTAGATTAAGTTCAAATCCTTCACGAAGATGCGACCATAGAATTCAGGTCTTACCATCTTCTTAGCGTAACGGGTCATAACACCGCGTCTAGGAGTGAAGTTATCAGGATCATAGACAAGAGGTGTCATAATTAGAGGTACATAAGGAGCGTAAACGGCACCAGTCTCTAAGAAGTTAGCACCTTTGTAACCCAACAGAATTTGGTTGTGGGTCATGTAAGGGTTCTTATAAACTGTGTAACGATTAGAAATGCTACCTACTACTGATACACCTGCTGCGAACTGAAGTGCATCCTTCTCAGCATTCACATGGAAGCCAGGGATAGACTCAAGAATCGTACATACATCAGGAGAAGCTACGATAAAGTTTGCACCTCCTCTCATCGTCAATTGATGGATTTTGTTAGACACCTTGTTGATTTTCACACCAAGAGTCTGGAACCATGTTGACTTCTGATAAGCAAGTGAAGAGTTACCACCGGCCCATACGCCAGTTGAAGGGTTGTATTCCTCACCTACGGTTGCTGACCAGTAATCCGTAGTTAGAGCGTTAACTTGTAACATATCAAGAATCTCAAGGTCAATTTCCAATGAGATATACTCACTTAACATTGAAGTTAATTCAGCTTCAGCATCAATTGAGTGATACGCGTTCAAGTCTTGCGCTAATTCAGGAGTCCACACTGCCTTTAACTTACGAGTCTTGGCAACGATGGATTCACTCTTCAACTCAAGATCAATTTCAGGAATATTCAAATTAGTTCCTGAAGATGCACCAGCACCACCATCAACGATAGGATTCTGGTCTTCAAAATCACCACGAGCAAAAGATGTAGGCTGAGTGCTATATCTTACACTTGTAAATGTAGTAAAGTGGTCTGTACGAGATGCAGACACGATGAATGACGCAGTTGCTGCAGCATAATCATGTGTAGCAAATTCATTATAGTTAGCAACTATACCAGATTGAACTAAAGTAAAGGATTTTACTGCTTCAAAATCTGCGTTTGTTAACTGGTTTGCCGCAATAGTAATTTTCTTTAGCTGAGATGCAGCCATTGATGCAGAATACTCTTGGCGGAAACCTACATCTGCCCATGAAGCGGTAGTTGCACCTACTGCTACGGTAGTTGAAATAGATTGGGAAGGAAGTGAATATCCATATGTTCCGTTACCATAAAGACCACCAGAAACTGCATCAGTTCTACCGAATTTCGCACCTGTACCACCATAAAGTGAGCTAAGAGCAGTCTTATCACCTTTAGTGTTACCATATTTGAAATCCATGAAGAAGATAAGTCCTGAAGGTAGGTTCATAGGTTGAACGCTAACGAACTCTTTTGCAGCGATTTCACCGAAGATTCTTCTTACAAGTGGAAGTGCTACACCAGACCATTCTTCAGAACCCTGACCGTTTGCGTTGGTCTGAGATGCTTCAGCAAGAAGTTGCTGAGCTTGGTTCTCTAATAGAACCGCCATTGAATGTTGTTCTCTTTCTCTTAAACCTTCAAGTAAGCCGGTTTTATCCCACTTCTTTTTAAGTCCACGAGTTTGCTCCAACATAATGGATTGAGGATTTTTTGCCTCAAGCAATGATTTTACATTGAAATTTGCCATTGTGTTTGTTGTTTAGTTTATTTGTTGATACCAGCAAGTTTTTTGAATCTATTTGCCATGTCCACACTCTCAGAAATTACTTTCTTTGCAGGGGCAGTAGATTTAGCTGGTTTTGATGCATAACTTTCAGTAAGTTTAGCAACGGGTTTTCTTGTTACACCAGCACCAGCCTTGAAAGACTCAGCGATAGTAGAGTAAACCAATTTAACTTCTCTTACATTTTTGGTTCTGTCTAAAGTCTCAACGATTTTAGATTTTTGTTCGTTGGTTAAGTTGTAAGAACGGAATAGTTTGTTAACATAAAGAAGTTTCGCGTTCAAAAGGTTAACCTCATTGATTGTACCTTTTAGAGACTTGATAACTTTGTATGCTTCTTTTAATTCCTCTTCTTTTTCCTCAACCTCTTTTTGAAGTGCGTCAGCATTAGGAGCAGTTTCTTCACCTTCTTTTGAAAGGTCAATTTCTAACTCTTCATCTTCTTCAACTGCAGGTGCATCACCATATCCCATTTCTCTTAGGATTTCATCTAAATCAAGTTCTTCACCTTCTTTAGCTACAGGCTCTTCACCTTCTTTAGCTACAGGCTCTTCACCTTCTTTAGCTACAGGTTCTTCACCTTCATAAGCAGGTTCTTCACCTTCTTTAGCGATTTCTTCACCTTCTTTAGCGAGTTCATCTTCTAATTCGGCAATGATTTCACTCAATTCAATATCGTGTTCATCATCACCTTCTTTAGCGATTTCTTCACCTTCTTTAGCGATTTCTTCGCCTTCATGTACTTCCTCACCTTCCTCGCCTTCTTTTACATTAAGGCCAGTTCCAGCGGTTGCACCAGTAACATCATCTTCTTCAAGGTCTTCACCTTCTGCGACTACTTCTACATTATCATCCTCTTCACCAGTTGCTGCAGTTTGTTTTTTAACACCTGCTTTTCCTAGCTCATTAGAATCTGCTGCAGAATCAAACGCTTTGGCTGCGGGTTGTTTGTTATCACCCTTACCGATTTCGGAAGATTCATCGTTCTCTTTTAGGTCTTCATCCTCTTCAATTTCATCGCCTTCTAATTCTTCTTTTAATTTTCTAGAAAGCATAGATTGAAGTTTAGGAGTGAAAGCTTCCTCAAGAGCGATTTTTGCATTAGCAAGAGCAGTTTCTCTTACGGCTTTTGCATCAGCAATTGCTTCTTTTAATAGTTTGCTTGTCATATTCTTCTATGATTTGCTCAGGCTAATAGATTTTGTGCCCGAATAAGATTACTTGATTATATTGAACTCTATATAAAATGGATAGAGTATTTCAATCAATTAAGTATAAGTATATGAATTTATGATAAAACAAATAAAAAAGGAGAGTTTTTTATTCTCTCCTTCAAATTTAGTTGTAATCTTTTTCAGTTTGAGTTCTTTTTTTCTGTCGGTATATCGCATCTTTAATTTCAGTTCTACGCTTTACCGATGGTTTTACATACTCTGTTCTTTTTTGTAACTCTTGAACTTGTTGTGTTTTGATAACCTTATTTTTGAGAAGTTTCAATGCTTTCTCAATATTTCCATTTACTTTTACTATTAACATAACTTATTTGTTTTAGTTTGATTATTTTATTATTACACCATGCCCACCACATTTATGGCATAGATACGGGTCGTTTCCACCTTCTTTGAATTTCCACTGCCATCCACAATTTCGGCAAGCCACCATTAGATTCTCACACAATTTCTTTATTTCTTCTCTAATAAGGGTTCTTAATTCTACTTGAGTAAGTTTCATATTAGTTTAATTCACTAATTATTTCTCTGATAAGGTGTTGTGTCTTGCACCATTCACCACATACATCTGTTCCTATTTGTTTACGAACATCTTTCTTTACGGATTCATTAAGAGTTTCCATAAATGCACCCTGAGTAGATGGGTTAGATACAAAATCCCAACCTAATAACTCAAAATCTTCACCCACTTGAACTTTTCCATCTCCGATGTTTTCTACTGAACCCATTCCACGGGAAGATATACCCAATAGAATTCCACACTTTAATAATTCTTTTAAGATATTACCAGATGGAGTTGGTAGTATTTCTACGACACCAACAACATCATCACCTTCCCAATGACATTCTTTTACATTATGGGAAACATTTTTAAGATTAATTACAGAGCTATCAGGGTGATCTAACTCACCTAATGCTCTTTTTTCTTTAATAAGTTGTTGATACTTCTTTACTTCTCTTTCAAGTATTTCTTTAGGATACACTCTACCATTTTGGTTTTGTGCATCCGCTCTTTGTAGTACACCTTTAACAAGAACAACACCGTTATCGTTTTCTTGCAATTTACCCTCAAAAAGTCTTGTCTCTACTAAAAGTGTTTTCATATGAATTGAAATCAGAAATTATTTTTTCTTTTTGTATTCCTGAAATGGAACTTCTGATTGTTGCATAGGGGGTACTTCTTCTTGTACAGGGCGGAGTGCTTCTAATGTTTCAATAGCATTATCAATTTTATCATTCAATTCTTTTAGTTGTTGAGCCTTTTCTTCTGCTTCTTTTTGTAATCTAGCTTCTTCTTCGGCTTCTTTTAATTTTAATGCCTCAACTCTTCTTGATTGTTCGGCACGAATTTCTTTAATTCTTTCGTTAACTCCATCCCATCCTGCTTCTACCTTATTGAAGAAATTTTTACGCTCTTCATCGGATTTGAACTCAGCTGGTGATTTTACCCCATGCTTGTTTAGCATTGTTTTGAAATAATCTTGGTAATCGCTTTCTTCTTGCATTACCTCTTTTACAATAGATTGGAGTTGCTCGCGTGTGATTTTCATATCGTTTACTTATAAAGTGTGTTAATCTTTTCTCTAATACCTTGTAACCTCTCTTTTATCTTATAAATATGCTTATTTGTTCTTTTCCAAAAATCGTTACTCTTCATTCCATTCTCATTCTTAATCTTACCATACCATTCTAAGAATTTCTCTATCTCACCAATCTGCTTTCTCATCTCGCGAATACCTATACCAATTTTTTGATTGGGAGTTTTATCTTCTTTTTTTAATGCATAATATCTGTTTTCATTCACAGCTGAATATCCTGCTACCCCAGCCATTCGCTTTACATACCCCTTAGTGTGTGAACCATCGGAGTTAAATGCACGAGGAGTATCATATCCAGCAACATTTGCAGTTACGGAAGCCTCCTTTTTAAGTTTCTTTTTAGGAGTTAACTCTTCTTTAACAATTTCCTGAATTTTACTTCTTAATCTTCCTATTGGACTTAACATGGGTTATTTCTTTTAATAATTCATACGATAGCATGAGTAATGAAACTTGTTTTTCCTGATTCTCTTTTAGGATATTACCAGTTTTTAACAATTTTATCACTTCTGCAATTTTTATCTTAGTAACTTTATCATCTACCGTTTTAGATATAGTAACTAATTCTATAAGAACTTTCTTTACCTGCTCTTTTATAAATGTAGGGAATGTGGATGTATTTGATACATTATGTATAAACTCCCTTAATAAATCTTTTTGAGCATCATTTAAGTTAGAATATTTCTTATTAAAGTTTTCTAACATTAATTTATATGTCAATAATCGTATATCTTCAGATTGTTTTCTGAACACCTCATAGATTGCATCCTTCTTAGCTACGGGATTACGCTTTGATGTAATGTGCTCAAGAACTAAATTATTTGCATCTATGTATTCTCTTATTTCACCTGTTCTACCTTTTGTCTTAGCTTCAAATACTTTATATATTGATGCTAGGATTCGATAATTTTGTAGGTTTGATGATAAGAACTTCTGTAAATCGTAAGATTCTTTTATAGTTTTGATAAGATTGTACTTTTCTCTATTGAGTTTGGTCTCATCTAACTTTTTTCTTTCTGTAATTACTTCCTCAAGAAATAACTTTGCATCATCTGCTTTTGAATATTTTTCTTTTACTATCTGATTATACAACTTTAACTCCTTAGATAATTCTCTTTTGGAATTAAAAAACTCTTTGATTATTTGTTCGGAAATAGGTTTAGGGGAATTAGATAACACCTCATGTGTTATCTGTTTGACCAACAATTCAAATAGTATGGCCGTATTTATAAACTTACTATGTTTAACTTTCATCTCGATATTTTTATGTCCGAACTATAAATCTATATATCTACTACTATAAATATATTACACCCTAATAAAACACATTATTCATCTGGTAATATGTTCTTATCATCCAGTAATGAACCCGTATCGGTGTTCTGTGATTCAAATAGTCTTTCTTTTCGTATTTTCTTTCTCAGACTATCACGAAGTGCTTGTTCTTTAGTAGAAATATCTTTTAATCGGTTTGCTAACCTTGCACTACGGGTATCTCTACCAAAGTTTCGCATTACATCTGCTTTACCTAATGGGTCTCTTCCAAACGCATTTTCATCACTTCCTCGGTTGCCAGCGGTTTTAGGTCTTCCACCTTTTTCACCATTTTCTGCAGATGTTTCTGTTCTTGCATCAATAGATTCCTCTACTTCAGGTTCTCCCTCTGTAGGAGCTTCACCTTCTGCAGATTTAGTACCTTCCTCACCACCCTCACCAGGTTGTGGGTTTGATTCTTCATATGGGTCTACTCCTTCATTTTCTATCTTAGTTAATCTGTTGGTATCAAATGTATCAAGTACAACATCCTGACGATGCTTATCAATCTGGTCTTGTGATAATTGAAATATCTCGTTATATATAAAATCAGATGATAGAAGTTTAAGGTCTTTAATATCTTTTGCAAGTGTAACTTTTTGAGACCAAAGATTTACTTTTTCTTGTTCGTATATAGTTGATGGATTGGTTAGTTCCAATTCAAAATCAACTACATCCATACCCTTGAATCCGTTTGCTAATAAGTGAACCATTGCAATTTGAGAAAGTTCAGATACCATTACTCGTTGTATTCTCTGTATAGTTCTAGCGAAACGAATATCCTCGGCTGCTAAAGTTGCTTTACCATTAATATCTTCCTCATATCCTAAAAATGCTTTCGGTATTTTTAGAGCTGCAAACATCTTTGCTTTTAGGTAATCCAAATCTTCAATAGCAGCGTATTGTAATCCGGCTAATGTATCAATTGAAGTTCCACTATCACCTCCACGAACTGGCATGAAGAAATCCTCTGTAATGTTCATCATATTATACTTGAGATTGTAATCTCCCGTATTTTGGTCTACAAATGGAGTCTTCTTAATTTTGTTGATAATCCTCTGCATATAGTTATCAACTTCCTGTGGAGGAATGTTACCAATATCAATTTTGAAGATACGCTTTTCAGGTGCTCTCATAATACGATGAATCATCATCGCATCTTCCATAAGAGTAATCTGTTTCCATAATCTTCTTGCATTCTCCAACATTGCCTTTCCATATGGTAGGTAGTTGGTATCAGAATATAGACGGAAGTGGGCAACTTCATAGTTATCATACTCATGCTTACCCAAATAATCGGGGTCAATTGTAAATTTGATACCAGGTTGTTTCTTATTAACACGCTGTGGGTCATACGGGCCTTCAGTTCTTGTAACATGATAAACAGATTGAGGATGTATACCAACTACACCTTCACCTTCTACAATTTCTAATACAAGAAACTGGTCTCCGTACTTACATAGGTTACGAGCCCATGGCCACAAATTAAATTCTACATTTAAAATATCATAGAATAAATTATGAAGTGCTTCTTTAACTTCGTGATTTTGGGTACGAATAGTTAGAATATCACCATATTCATTTTTAGTAGTACACTCATCTGCATATATATCTAACGCAGATGCTATGATTGGGTCGTTATCCATTGCATCATAATCCAAAAATAACTCTCTGCGAATTGTAGAATATGATAATTGTGTTGTAAAGTTTTCGTATTTATATCCTGTTTGAAGGCGATAGAATCTATCCTTTAACGATTTAAGGTTAGAAAGTTGCTGTTGTTGTTCATGGTCTACTACTTTTCGTTTACCATTTTCATCTCTAGCAATGATTACTTTAGTAGAGAATAATTTTCTTAATCTCTCAAAGAACCCATTTGTTTTTACTTCTTCTGCCATTTATTTTTCAGTTATCTTTATAATCAAATCGTCTTTACCTTTTATTACTCTATGATAAGTATGGTCGGGTATAGTGTAATCTTTTCCCTCTTCCAAAGTGATGGGTAATTGGTCATCAAATTGAAGTTTCCAATCCCTTCCACCAAAGATTCTAATAACCCTTTCTCTCTTATCTTGATGCCATAATAATTCAGTATCATCAATTGTACTCTTGAATATCCTGTACTTACTGTGTTCATCAATAATGACATCGGTATATCTCTGTTCCATATATACAAAAAATTCTTCATATTACCAATAACGATAGGCTGGTTCTGATAATCCAAGTTGTTTTGCATATTTAGGTAGGTTACACGCCCACCAGTTTGCGGAAGTCTTATCTTTTTCAGTATCACATTTATGTCTTGCTGCAAATGCTTTACTAGCTTCCAAATTACCCATTTTAGTTTTCAAACCGGTGGTATCACCCCATTCAACTTTTTTTACCTTATCACCATCCTTTACATAAACATAATATTTCTTAGAACCACCTTTTTTTGGTTGGTTCAATTCCACTTCCTTCCCATCATATTCTGCTTCGTTAATGTAAGGAAAATCTAACCAAACCTGTTTTCCTTTGTAAACTACTGATTCACCTAAATCGGTTTCAGTTAAAAACCATAGGTCTTGTGCGTTTTCAATTATTAAATTACCCTCTTTAAATAACATCCTAGCCTCTAAAAACATTTCAAAGTATTTTTTAGAACCATATCTATATATTGATTCATGTAAGGGTGTACCTGTATTTTTATGGTAAACTAGCCCCTCATTGATTGTTTTTGATTCGGTAAGAAGTTTCATAACTATAAATATGGGTTAACCCAATAACCATTTAATATCTTCGGTATCCTTTCCCATTTGCATTTTGTATGGGTCTTGTTTCAACTTTGAGTTAAGGTATGTGTTTCTATTACCAGTTGAAAATCCGGTAACTTCAAACGAATTCAGTGATTGTTTTGCTAAATCCATTCTTTCCTGTCTCAATCTAAGGGCGGTATCCCTTACCCATAATCCAATACTAAAACTCATCACTAAATCATCATTATATCCTTTTAGTGCCTCAGCTCTACTACCACTCCAAATAAAGGTAAATAGTTCATCAATCAATCTAATTGATTGTATTACCATAGCTTTATTTTTAAAATACTCATCTAATTTTGAAATGATAAGTGGACGAGTTCGTACAGATGTTGTAAACCCTGCAACCTCTCGTTTCTCTTCTGCCCTCAACTTGTTGCTATATTGTCTTTCAATATCAACATATTTGTAATCCTGAGATTGGTAATAAAGATTTGGATATCCTCTATCTATACATTGTTGAATAACTGCCCAACCCACATTCGCATTTTCAATTACTAATAGTGCGGTATTCCATTCAGACGCAACTCCTACTAAAAAGTTTCCGAAATCTTTGGTATCCATTTTACCCCTATATTCTGCAACCTGAACATTATTTACAATATCAAACACATGAAACGCTGAATAATCTCCACCATCTCCACGAGCCACATCGGCAGATACCATGTATGATTTGGTGTAATCGGGGTATTCCCATTTCCAATAATTACCATCAAACCCCGTTTTCTCAATCGGGTCTTTTACAAAAGTTTCTTTATACCACAATAGGTATTGTGCTTCTATGACGGTGTTACCTGAAGATACGAAATCACAATCACACTCCTGTGCTGCTAATTTTTCTCCCAGCACTATAGTTTGTTCATCTCTCCATTTTTGATTTCTTTCAGGATGAACTGTCCAATGTAGTTTTATTGGATTAAACTCATTACTACCTTCCTCTGAACCTACCCATTGTTTATGAAACCAATTACCCACTCCATTTGGAGTAGATAACGCAATACAACTACCACCGGTTGAAAGAGCAGGTGTTGCGGATGTCCATATCTCATCTATATCATCAATAAATGCTGCTTCATCAATTACTAAAAGTGAAAGTGCTTCAGAACGACCTGCATCGGGTGAGGCAGCAACTGCCTTAATTTGTGAGCCATTTGCCAATCGTAAAGAAAGTTTATTATCTTCAACCTCATTTACTTTTAACCAACTTGGTAATCCATCGTACATTACTCGTACTTTGGTAACCAAGTTTTTAGCAACCTCTTGTTTGATGGCAATAACAAGAACATTGAAGTCACTATTGAATGTCATCTGCCACAAAGCAAATCCTGCTGTAAGAGTTGATATACCTGTCTGACGGGATTTAAGAATTATATTGTAACGATTCTTATTAAATTGGTCTAATGTTTTTTCTTGGAATGGAAATAACTCAAACCGCATCTTACCTTTAGTTGGATGCTGAATCTTACAATACTTTTTCATAAAATGTATTGGGTCAGAAGCACACTTCTTGTATTCTTCTTTTATTACATCTTTGAGTGTTTTACTCTGACTATCCATTTCAATTTTTTATTTTACAAACCCATACCACTTCTCTAAACTCTTTTTCCATGTATGGTTTCAAATTGTTTTCTACAACAGCTGATTCTATATCGGAATCCTGTATTTCCCACCAATTCCAAATTTTATCTTTTATATTATTTTCAAAATAATCTTGATTTGGTGCGTAATCATGCGCCATAATAATATCACCCCGTTTAAGATAAGGTGAAATGATTTTAAACTCATTTTTTTTGGAGCCCCCATCACATAGAACTAAAGTAGTTCCAGGTGATTGTATGTAATCAACAATCTCATTATCTTTAAGTGAATCGTATGTATCATTAAAAATATTTTTAATGATAAATTCTATACTTTTTCCTTTTACGGGCATGTTTGCTACATACTCTTGACTGATAGAAAATACATCATAAGATTTAATTTGTGTCTCATAAAGTTCAAGTTCATCTAATAAATCTCGCGTAAGAAGAGTTAACGCGCCATGTGATGTACCAATCTCTAGAACTCTCTTTGGTTTAACTTGTTGTAGTAATAAATGAAAAGGAATTGCTACATTTTCATGTTGCATTAATGTTACTCCTCTATAGGCGAACCATCCGTTTATTTGTTTTTCCATATTGTAAACTATTTTACTTTTGAGTAATTAACTTTTTGAGGTATGAATTATTTGATTGAGTTAATAATTCTTCATATACTGCTATATCACTCCGCATCTCAATCAACTCTTTATCTATATTCTGTATTTCATCCTCCATTTCTTTTTTCATTTCATCCATTGGTTTAGGAAGATTCCACTTTTCAATTGTACCATTCTCTTGTACAAACTCATAATGTGGTTTCAAATCTTTTATACCTTGTTCTATTTGTTTTTTTGCATCTTCTCCAATTGATATTGCTTTACGCAACATTCTCCATTTTTCATATGATTCCCATAATCCAGCTAATTTAATATCTGCTTCAAATTTTGCCAAACAATCAACACAATATCCGGTTTGAGAAATTATCATTTTATCCGTTGGACCAAACTTTTGCTTTTCACATTTTAAGTTCTGACACTCGGATTTAGATTTTAAGTAATCGCGTATACCTTGAAACACCTCGTGATTCTTACCGGTCTTAGATATGAATCCATCCATCTGTTCGTATCTCCAATACTCATCTTCCCATACATCACCTACTTTTCTTCGTTTGGATTCACCCTCATATCCCCATGATTTCTGTGAAATTTCATCTCCTTTCAGGATAAAATCTGCAAGTTCTTTTCTGGTCTTATGCATTAAAGACCTCTTAAATTCTTTTTTAGCCATAACTCTGTATTTACTATTTATTTTTCAATTAAACAAGTTTTTTAATGATTACCTTTATAGTTGGAGTATATCCTTGTGGTAGTTTATTAACTATACCCTCAAATTTATCAATTCTGTCTTCATAATACTCTATCATAAGTATTTTATCTGTAAGATTAAGTATTGTGTGTGAGGTTGTGGACATCTTATCAGTTTCTCTACTCATGTTGAATTTTTCTTTATCTGAACCGTAGAAATCTTTACGAAGTGCCTTTCCCATTTCAGTCCAATCTGTCACACTATCAACAACTTTTTCCGCACTAATCTTCCTTATTCTGGATGATAAATAATCTTGTCCTTTTGTATATCCTGCCGTGGTATACACTTGGCCGTGGTTTGTTCTAACTAATGGGTGTTCTTTATTTTCAATTTTGATAATTGGTTTATCAATATCTCTTATGTTTTCTAAACTAACAAGCGTTTTTGGTGATGCAATAAATGTATGGCCCTTGATACCATACCTATTATTTCCCTTGAAAACAACTGCTGCAATTAAAGCCTCACGGAGGGTATGTTGAGCCATAATATGTCTCATCTTTTGCCCATCTAAACTTTTTTTACCACTTTTCTTTATTAATTTCAATTCATCTTCATCTGCACCAACCATCAAAGCAGAGTTAACTGCTCCGATTCCATTTGCATTCAATCCTTCACTCCAATCTGTTTTGGTATCATGCAAATATGCCACTTCTATACCATTTAAAATTTCTCTTACAATCTGAAGTGTGGGTTTGTATGTGCGGTCACGATTCTTGGCAAGTATAAACTTATCATCAATTTCTTTGGATACAATAATACACTCATTTAGTTTCATATCTCAACTATCAGTTATTAACCAAATTTGAATATACCCAATATCTGATTTAGTGGTGCGAACGCGCCGGTCAGTTTATAGGTATTTCCGTTGTAGACAAAAACTATACCCTCTGCAGGTACAATCTTATTAAATCCTCCTAATTTATGTAATCTTCTTAACTCAATTTCTAATTTACGAATTTGTTCAGGTGTTCCTTTTGCTTGTATTTGTTTTATGGCAGTATCCAACTCTTTCTTCATGGATTTAGCAGCAGAATCGGGGTCTACCGTTAGAACTGATTTCATAAACTGCAGCACATCTGCTCCTACTCCCAAGAATATCTCTTCAAACTTTATTAGGTTATCCTTTCGTATCTTATCTTTATCTTTTTTATCTACACCCTCTGCCCACTTTCTTATTTTGCTATCTTGTATTCCTGCTACTCGGAAAGATTTATCATCGAACGCCCATCTCTTTACTAATCCAATTTTTGAATGAGTGTCTAATTCCTTTGCATTCTTTTCTACAAAATCTTCCCACCAGGCTTGATGATAATCTGCCACATTAGATGAATCGGTTAATCCAAACTCTTTCTGTAGTTTAGATATCATACCAAGATATTTTGTTTGTTTCTTTGTTAGTGATTGATTCTTCGGTAGTGTTTGGATGGGTGGCCCTTGAATAGTATACTTAGATTGAACATCTGCATTAATCTGTTTTAT